AATGCTACCCGGCGGCCTTGATATGTTACACTCTCTGCCATTACGATGTAATATTAATTGCTTTAGGTGGCATAAAACTTGTGCCAGACGTTGCCATCACATCCGCACCGGCTGTTGCTACATTTCCAATCGCTGCTAGTGTGCCATACCTCACCGCCGCTTTACCCGCTAACCGGGCTTGTTCGGCGTTAGCCTCACCACGCAAAATAGCCATTTCTGCATTGAGGTTAAGCTTATTAATATCCATACCCGCTACCTTCATTGAGTTCAGGTTGATGAGGTCTTTGGTTTCCATTGCTCCATACGGATCTAAACCACCCGCCGCCGCATTTGCGACGGAGCTACTCATTGCGCTAAGAAGTTCCCTCATACGCTCGTTACCTTCTTCTTTGTAATTCACCGCATCAGTACGAGATTGAATGACCTCATTACGAGCTTGCATTTCATATTGAACTTGCTGTGCTTGAGCTTGTCGGATTTGCGCCATACTGCTTAGTGCTGCGCCTATCATTTGAAATACTGGTGCTGTCATGCTCCGCTACTCACTTTATAGTCTAAGGATAAAACCGTCATAAATAATGGCTTATCTTGTGAAATGGTTACCTGTCCCTCTAATGAGAAACCCGGTAAACCCTCTAATGTCTTTACGCCCGTAAATGCCGTGACACCGCCTGAACCAGACAGAACTTCTTGGGTGGGGACTTCTTTGCCCTCAACCGTTAGGTTTTGTGTTTGATACATAATAGGTGAAGCTTCTAAGATACGTCGCTTGGTAGATTGCATAGAACCCGTAGGTAAACGTAGTTCGACGGGCTGGGTCGTTACCTCAACAGTATAATTAAGACCAACCTCGACATAAGAAGACGCCGTATCGTTTAGCGTTACGTTCCCAGAACTTACCGTCCTATCTGTATCAACTATATCATCCCGTACTATCTTAACGGTCTTAGCTTCTAAATGAGACAAGCTACCCGCCGTTGTGCTTCCCGGTAAAGACTGGTCTGGGCTAACTGCACCACTGTAGTATTGGATAGCACTGTCTGTTGTGCGGTCATCGTCAAACACTTCTAGGTAATATTTTGTAGAACCGTTGATAGTTCGCTTCACCACTACGTAAATGGTATCAAGATCCACACCTACATCAATGAAGTCGCCATCTGTCGTCCATACAGCCGGGGCAACAATCTGTTGCGGTCTATTAAGCATATACGCCGTGATAGTACCCGTAAGCCCCACAGAGGCCGCTCTATAGCCCGTTGTGCTTGTGCCGTTAACGATCATTAGCAAATCACCTTCGGTGGTGTCTGTGGCGTTTCTGAGAGCCATACGCTGCGGATCTAAGAGTAGATGAGAGTTAAGCAGCGACACATTGTTAGCCACGTAGCTTAGTTCGACGTCACTAAATAGCATTTCGCGTAGAGCTTTACCCTGACGCTGAATAAACAACGTACCACCTTCCGCAGCCTGTGGTCTAATCCCAAACTTAGAACCACGACGGGTTGCAGACTTAACGGTAATGTTTGCTGGAGTAATTGGACTTAGGTCTGCTTGAGGAATAAAGAACTCAGCACCAGCCGTAAATATTTGTAAGTCACGCCCAGAACGTAGAGCGGTTATAGCGTTCACGCTATCCGTAGATAACGTAACCTTTATCGCATCATCGTCTAAGCCTTCGCTAGCTTTGAAGTTGAAAAAGTCTCCAACCTTAGAACCAAAAAGCGTTGAAGGTTCAGAAGCAGAACCACCAAAGTATAAACGTCCTTCATGAAACGTACACGTTCGAGGCCAGCCCCGGGTGTTACTCCAAGAGTCCTCATATCCAGTCTCAAGCTCGTAGTCACCAGAACCAATAGCATCCGTATTGTGAAACGGTATTTCAGTAACAGCCTCTACTTCTGTGCCGCTATTATGTTTTGTAACCTTCGCTCGACCAAATCCGTTTAAAACATTGTAATATTGATCTACCTGAGAACTGGTAAAGATACTGCTAGAAGCTGTTAATTTTATTGCACCCGTCACAGCCGAAGCCGTAAGCGTTCCCGCCGGGGTACTCGTAGATAAAGTAAAACCAGTTTTAGGCTTGGTAAGTGAAAGCGTAGAAGCGGTCCACGTTGTATTGTTAGCACCACGAAGCAACTTCATAGGAGCAAAGTTTTCATTAACTAAGATAAGCGTATCAGCACTTTGCGTGAAATACGTCTTGTCCATGTCTATGGCTGAAACAACGTAAAGTGTGCCAACGTTAAAATCCAAGTAACTGTTACCAGATCCATTGATATTTGTTAGCAGTACTTGGTCTGCGTAGAACCTAAACCGAATTGTTGTGGACGCATACACCGTCGCTACAATCATAAAGTTTTGCGTCGTGCTAAATTCAAAAGGGATGAGCAACACACCGTCATCAGGATTGTCAGCCGTTATGTCTTGAAGAAAACGTAACCCCGGGCGACGACTAAACCCACCTTGAGGCTCAAACAAAACATTGTCAGCTATAGCCACAGAATTGTAATACTGCTGTAAATCAGTGCGTCCACGAAGTAGGGGGTCCATTTCCCCACCCGTAAAGCTAGCCTGATATGTCTGGTATTTACTCATCTAAGCTCCGTGAGCATATAGTCGCTGATTACTCCCGGCGTTTGTCCCGCACTGTCAATGCTTACAGCTTGTCTGAAATAACCACCGCGCATACCTTCACCCGGCGTTCCAAGTGCAATACCACGCCAAAGCTCAACCTTACCTGTTTGGTCGGTTATTGTTTCTGCCAAATGCCAAGCCAACTGATAGGCTAAGAGGGTAACAAAGTATGAGGGCATAGCTCCCTCACCAACATCTTTTTGATAGTCGATTGTTATTGTTGTTTCATCAGAAAACAAAACAGTGCCGCCGACCGATGACTGTCCTATCTCCCAATTCTTAATAAGTGGTGAACCCGCCGTCGTGCTGGCTCTAACCGCCCTCGGAACACCCGAAAGCATATCATTAGGTAAGGCGTACTGATATGTCCACTCGCTCACGGGCGACGTTGTTTCTTGCGCCAGTGTTGCCTTACCAAGTGAGAAAGTCCAAGAGTACATTGCAAGGGTCGATGCTTTGACCTCTTTGTACAATGAATTACAAGCGTCGGCTGCTGCGGACGCTTCTGAAAAACTCGTGATTGTATTTGCGCCTAAGAACCGTAGGGCTTTGTTACAAATGCTTACGTCTGTATCACCAGCCGCCATATTTTACCTCCACAAGTGAGAGGGGGCGTTGCCGCCCCCTAAGTCGTGTTAGTCACTATCGGTCATTGCAACCGCTGTGCCGTCAGTTACGTCAACAACGCCTGATGCGTTGCTAGCAACCATAACAATCGACAGGGTAGGTGTGTTATTGTCATAAACAAAAATCACATCACCAACAGCCAGAATGTCAGACGCATTATTGAAGTATCCCGCTGTGTTAACAGTGGCGATAGTATCGGCTGATGTGTAAGACCACATAGCTGAGTTGCTGCCTTTTTTAGACTGCCCACCGATAGGGTTTAGACCTGTTACTGCATATGCCATGATTATCTCTCCTTATGACTCATCACATATTACATCGCATATACCGTCGACATCGACGGCCCCGGCTCCCATTGAGAGCATAGCGGTAACCAAGAAAGACGTTTTCTCAGGGATGTAATTGATTTCAGTTTTTGGAGCGATACCAACACCAACACCAAGTGCTGAACGGTGGAAAGCAAAAGTTGTACGGTCCGAACTTGAAAGAGGTAGACCGTCTTCATCACGATCACCAATAACATGAAAGCGGAAGCCCATCATTGTATTGATTTCGCCACTTACTAACGCTCTCAGAGTTTGGAAGTCCCCTGAAACCGCACGTTCATCACCAAGCAAACCAGCTAAGTTATTAGCGTGTATTACAAAATGACGATCTGTTGGTGGTACGTTTTTCGCGTCCAAAGCTTTTTTCGCTGCGATAATTTTACCAACGTTTAAGTTTGATGCTGCTGCTGAACCAGAAGTCACAACAGTTTTAGCTACTGTTGATCCTGCTGATGCGGCCTCTAGTGCATCAATGATGATTTGGTCTTCACGACGTCCGATTGCATTACCAACAACTTGAGCCAACTCTTGACGCTCGTCAAAGTTAACTTTCTGCTGGTTGAAAATGTCGCTGTATTCAGCAGCAACGTAATCAGTCATGCTTACGGATACTTGTGAAAATGAAGCGTTGATAGGTGTAACGTCAGTTTGTGGAACACGAACTGAAGCTGACCCCTTGCCAACTTTTGGGAATTTTACAGTGTCCCCAACAACACCTGTGCGTGTACGTGCAGCCCCACGGAGAACAGCCGCACCTTGATAGGCTTGGTGTACTTCCGCTTCAAATAGCTGAACGAACGCTGGACTAAGGTTCGTAGACATTTCTAATAGCTCCTATTTTGAACCAGTTAAATCTGTCGCCGTATTAGGTTGTCGGAAGGTCCGGCCTCTGGCTTCGCGGTACGTCCGCGCCCGTTAGATTTCTCTAAACCAGACAGGCCCTAAAGGTTATCTGTCACACGTAGGATATACTACAAGCTGTAGCTTGTAAACATATTAGATGCTAGGTGTAGTATTTGTACATATAAAAAGCCCTCGCCGGGAAACGGTAGCGAGGGCTAGTTTAGGAGAGAGCAGTGAAAAACTCCTAATTATACGACTCAGGCTAGCCGTATCTCCTTTGAAACTCTAACTCTACGTTGCGAGTATACGCAGGGTCAGAGCCATAACGGGGGTCAGACATTTTAGATTGCATAGAAGTTTTAAAATCAGCTTCGCTTTCACCCGCTTCAGCAACTTCTGCGACTGGTATTTTGGACATATCTCCTGTCATGGAGCGTACTTTTTGCATAAGACGTTGACCAACCGCAGTCCCGCCCCAGTAGTTTATTTCTTGCCGTTCAGCCTCAGAGATAATTCCTTTACGCTCTAAGCCATCAGCCCAATCAATATTAGATTTTAAAATAGCATCAGCGTTAGGGCCAAGAGCCTCACGTTCTTTAGCCGTGTCTATCTCCGCTTGCTTCATATCCTCACCAGCCATGCTAGTGATAGATCCCGCAAGCTCATCAAACGCCGCTTGATTAACGCCATACTTTTGCGCCCAATCTAAATACGTAGACACAATAGGGTCATTCGCTTCGTAACCCGCATTGGTTAAAACCTCAGTATCGTATTCTTTTGGTGCTTTGTGCTGACCTTGTGAAAACTTTTTTTGTAACTCTTCGTAAGATTTTACAATGTTTTCTAAGTCTGGACCTTCCTTTTCATCCCAAAACTTTTCAGGAAACCACTCAGGTCGGTCATAAATCTCAGGCTCTTCAGGTTCATCCGTAGGCTCGGCATCCGCTCGATGCTCTATGGTTTGACCTTCTTCTACCGCTTGTTCTTCTTCTAAAGCTGCTGCGGCCATTAAACCATCAGGGGCCGCTACGTCTTCGGTTGTCCCTTCGGCTTCTTGGTTATCACTCTCGCTCATTTGCTCGTTTTATCCTTTGTTGAATTTCACGCACTAAACTATTCTGACCTTCCCGTGCGTATCCAAAAGAAGGGTCAGCACCCGGAACCCACGCTGGTTGATCTACAGTTATGGTCTGCAAATGCTCTAAAACTTTTTTACCAGCTTCAGAGTCAAAACATCTTTTGAACTGAATATCTAAATCCCGTTGTGCGCTGTTGGGCATCTCTAAATGTGTTATGGTTGCGTCTACTCCATCCCAGCCGGGAGAGTTGATGCTCCGAATACGTTCTGCTTGGCTCATTGCATTTGTTCCCCTTCAGGCGGTATCACGCCCTGTTGCTCTGCCGCCATCTGTGCCATCTGCATCATTTCCTGTTGCATCTGCATACGCTCTTGTGGCGTCGTTCTGAGTTTAGCCGGGATACCTAACTGATCAGCAATGTAGTCACCGACCTGATCCATTTTGAGTAATGTCTGACCTTGTGGCCCCATCATCTGAGAAATCTGCATGAACTGCATAACCTCGTTGAGCTTGTCCATGTTAGACGCCATAGCCAAGGGGGACTGAGGAATTACGTTAACTTGCAGCCCGTCTACCTTTAGGGGCAGTTCAATTTTGCCCATCTCGTCCATAAGTTCTAGGCTACGACGCACGATTGGAAACATCGTTTCAGAGATGAGCCGCCCAAACGCTGACCCCAAGTTCTGCGATAGCTCTTTCATACGTTCTACAATCTCAGTCGCACTTCTGGCGGACATATTGTCGGGAGGCAAACTTTCGTCTAGCAATGTTTTCTTAATGTTAATACGTAAGTCGTTGCTAACGATTTGTGTCAAGTTAGCGTCGCCCGAACGGGGTAGGGGTTGTAAGGATGGGCCTCGAGGTCCACCGTTCGAGCTAACGCCTATTACTGCGCCGGGAACGATGCTTATTGTCTGGGGGTTTAAGACGCCATCATCGACCGCAGTAAACACGCCACCGATACTGATGCTGGCGTTTTTCAAAGTTAATTCAACAACTTTGTTTAATGTCTTAATGTCAGGTAAAGCGTATAGCACGGGGCCACGACCATAACGTTCGTTACTGGCTTTCATGTATCGGGAGATTACCCAAGGAAAAGACTTTAGGTCACGGTGTACGAGTTTGAAGTCTTCTTCTGCGGTAACCAAACAATAATAAATTTGATTGTCTATTGTGTAGGTTGCCTCAATCATATCCAACGGCTGTGTCGGATCTTCTTCATATTTTTTAACAATATGGTCAGGAATATTTGCGTCAGGCCATTCGCGCTGAATAACGTTAAACGGTCGCTTCAACTTACGATAGACGGTGTCAACCGTACCGTTTGGCCCTTCTTCAAAACAAACTAGGTAAGCTGGTACAGCCGTGTAACGTATGGGCGTTATTTCATCTCCGGGCTGTATCAGCATAACCGCTGTCCCTACCGCCAGATCCAATAGAAACTCACCCATAGCAAGATCAAAACCAGACTGCGCCATAATGCCGAACATTTTTTCTGTGTAGAAATCCAGAGCTTGCTGAACTGGAATTTTATTTTCTTCGGGTATTTCTTGGCCCGGTTGAAGCCGACACCACGGACGTTGTGGCGGAAAAAGGGAGGACTGTATTCGGTTTGCAAACCGGGCCGTTGAGTGGATAGCCGTACTATCAAACACTCGTTTCATTTTGTTTTGACCGGGAACATTCCCCTCGTAGTATCCGTCGTACAAGTTTCGCATGGGTAACGCATACTCGTAGGCTTCTTCATAGATAGACCGCCATTGGTCTTTGTGAGTTTCCGCTTTCTTGTAGCGTTTCTTAATTTGTTTGACGTCTAATACCATTAGGTTTTCTTATGCCTCTGTGCAAAATTTCTAGCAGCTTCTACACTGCCAAAGCCCCACGCTTTTAACGCTAGAGCTTTTCTTGTGGGCTGACCTTGCTCGTCTTTCATCGGCCCTTTCATGCCAGCAAATCTTGCCGCGAATGAAACCCGCCTCGGGTTTGTTCCTGTTTTGAGTTTACGGCCCATGCCTAGAGCTTTTCGCCCTCTTTCGTTTAGGCCACCTTCCTCACTTTGAAACGCTTTTTTTACCATATTTCTTTTTAGTCATTGTTCTCAGCTTGTTCGTCTTGCTGTTCATTTTGCTGCTGAGTGGTTTCTTGCCTTTTTTTGCCCCGTACATCATGCACCTCTGTGTGTTTTGGGTTGCGAATATATTTTTTCATTAGCCCGACCTTGGGTTACGTCCCAATGTTGTTTGTAATGGTGTACCCGTTGCTGACCCGGTTTCTCGACCTAGCGTACCAGCCGTTACACCTTCAGCCATTAATCGTCGCGTTCCACCTCGAACACGAGACTTTGCTTGCGAAGCTAGTCGCTTGCCAGTATCAATACGCTCTTGCTCTGCTGCAATTTCTTGCTGCCTAAGATTTTCTTCAACTCTTGGATCAGGTTCAGGAGCTTTAGGTTTTTTGAATAGACCGCCCATTAGAATAACCTCGAATAAATTTTGTAGTCACTACCATCAGGACCATACCGACGCATGGTCCCCTCGTACTCAAAGTAACATCTCTCAGCCCATTTGACTGCTGGAACGTTGTCAGAATGAATGGTGAACTGTAACCTTTTTATTCCTAATCTATTCGCTGCTAGCTCGAAAAACAGTAAAGCCGTGCGGTGAAACGACATAGTTTTTCGGCCTAAGTGTTTGCTAGGAATAAGCCACGCTTCTGCGCTGCCTTTCCAATACTCATAGATCCCAAACATCGCATAGACTTTACCCTCACCAATCCCGCTATAAGCGACCCCAGAATGAGCATACTGGCTAAGAATAGATAGATAATCGTCGTGATGACTGGCTAGATCCTCATCAAACTTGTTAAGGTCGCACATCAGGTAATGTGCCGGAGACCAGTCAACCAGTTTATGCCGGGGATAATCAAGCGGCATGGCCCGATTAAGTTCATCAATCGAAAACATTGAACTCCAAAACCTTCGCTTGCGTTGTCGCCACACGACCGCGAGTAGGAGCCTTGGTCATAATTCTATGCTCAGAACCTAGCAAACAATACCCCGCCGCATCGCCAACGTGCGAATGTTCGTTCTTGTTGGGCGTATCTCTAAACCGTTCTTGCCCCGCACCAATCGCCACACGCTTGAAGTGATACCCACCCGCTAAAGCCTTGCGTAACCGATTGCATTTACGGCTAATCAAAAACCCGGGCTTGCTATCAATCAATCTACCCATCGGTATCGCCAAAGCTTCCCGCCGGGTTCTAAACTCGTTTGTTGCCGTAGGTCTAGCCAACAACCCCAGAGTTTTAAGATGGTCAAACGCCGTAGTCTCAAAGATCTGGTCACGCTGCATACCCGCCGGGTCACCCCATATCATCGTTTCATATCTGGGAAACCTAGACTCCAACTCGCTCTTGAGCATCTCCGCAAACCTATTTAGCCCCATGTCAAACGTGACAAGCTCATGCAGAACGTGCCATCTACCGTTGCCCATTTTCTGGGCAAAGATAGCCGCCGGGGTCAAACCAAAGTCCAAGCCAATATGAACAGGCAACTCCGGGTCAGGCTCTAGGTCAGCCGCCATCAAACTATCATTGTACTCAGGCCAAACGGGTCTACCTTCCTGAACAAACGTATACTTGCCCTCGGCATAGCACTGAATCCAATCTAGGTTCTTACCGCCTAGAAGCTGCTCATAGTATCCCGTTGGTAGGTTCTTGAGGTTTTCAGCCTTGGGGTTTGTACGCCACCAGCGACCCGCTTGATGAATAAACCCTTGAGCTTCGGGCATTTCGTCAGGCAATTCATCAATGCCTACTTCCACAACACCACCCGGCTGCTTGAAAAAATCCCACGCATATTTGCCACGGGGCCGTTCTTTCTCCGCAATGCGATAATACCAATGATCATCATCCATCGGGTTCGTATCCATAATAACCCCATGCCAAGAAGGACCCCCGTCAGCCTTGGTCGGAAAACGTCCAACCCTATGCGTCAATCCGTCCGCTACAGCCTTGGGAAGCTCCCGGCACTCATTGACCCACGCTCCCGTTAACTCCAAAGACAACAGCTTCCGAACATCCTTCGGGTCATCTAAAGCTAAGAATATAACCTCACAATCAATACCAGCCGCCCCATCTCGCGGCGGTAACTTGATATGATGCGTGATAGGCGGCGAATACTTCACCGGACCCCAAACGTGTTCAGGCATCAACTCCAACCAAGTCTTCAACGTCGTCGTCCTCAACATAGGGTTGGTATTCCGAACAATCGCAAACCTCGTGTACTTAATCCCATCTCTAGGACTAGGCTTCTGCTGGATAGCCCGACGCCATATCTCCGCACAGCAAGCGTAAGACTTACCACTACCCACTGGCCCCATAATCCCCCGGACAAAACCCTTGCTCTTAAAAAACTTCGCAACCGTAGGCGACGTCGAGAAGTCCAACTTCATGTTGCTTAGAGGCTCATTCATCACCGTCCTCCTTCGGCATCACCATCTCAATGCTCACCACACCCGGCTTATCAATCTCCTTCTCGTTATCCAGTAACCCCGCAGACTTCGCCAACATCTGACCTATCCGTACCTTGTCAATCATCTCAACCTCCACTTGCTCACCATGCCGGGTAGGGGTCACCTTGATCTTCCTAATC